TTGAGCCGGGCCAGGCGCTTGGCACTCACGCGGCGCGCACGAGCCCACTCGGCCGACCGGTCCCACGTCCCGCAGCGGTACGCCCACCGCTCCTCGGCGTGCCGTGTGAAGCGCGGGAGGGGCGTCATGGCCGAGCCGGGGCAGCCCGGTACATCGCTTCCCAGAGATCCTGCCACGCCCCGCCGCGAACCTCGTTGGCTGCTTCGACCATGGCTTCGGTGAGCTCTGCCGGGCATTCCTTCCAATCCGGGCGTTCTTGAGCTTCACGCCGCGCCACGGAGGCATCCAGGAACGCCCGGGCATCTCGGGCAAGATCGTCCAGGCTGTACTCCGGCCGTCCGTACTCGTCCGGGTTTTCAAAGATCTGCACGAGGTCGAGAAGCTTGCGCTCCGTCTGGGTCATGTGCTTCCACTCGATGGTCATGGCGATTTGTCCGCTTGGAGAGTGAACGTGCCGAAGGTCCGCATGGTGGCGATCTGGGCTTCAGGACAGCCGGCCTTGCGGAAGTTGGCGATCATGCGCCAGTAAGCCTTCTCGTCCTTGGCCTCGGGCGTGTTCTCGCGCGCTTCACGGTCGAGCATCAGTGCCGTCGCGTACACCTTGAGCGATTCCTCGTCGCTCGGATGCACCCACAGAATCACCTTGCTTAGACCGGCCGCAGGCGTGCGCAGGCACTGGACGCAGCCTTGAGTGCTCACATATCGCTCGCAATCGTGTCCGTGAACGCACGGCTTTCCAGTGTAGAACCTCTTCAGACCTTTATGAGCGGCGTCAAAACGGGTAATGATTTCCAAGGTAGGCTCGTATTTAGATTGGGAGTGTCGAATATACATCAGATAGCGGTCGAGTCAACCCCGAACCGAAGTGCCGCAGGCGTTGCGCCCCAACGAAGACGAACCGAGTTCCCCAACCCCGAAGGTCGCCAAGTCTCTTTCCTAGCAGTTAGAGTTTATTATTACTAGGCATTAATACTACTAATCTATAACTCTTTCCCTTGATAAGAAGAAGTACGGGGTAATCGGGACAAATGGCTGTAAGCGTTGCGCGCCAAGGCTTTCCGTCACCCCTTTCTTCAGGGCCGTAAAGGGCCGCTTCGGGACGTGTTGCCTCGCCACCGCCCACGTGGTTGAATCGCACCATGGACACCGCCCTCCTACTCGCCGCCATGCCCGGACTGCCACGCGCTACGGCCGCTGCGTGGACGACACCCCTGGTGGCGATGTTCGCCGAGTTCGACATCAGTGGGCCGCAGCGGCAGGCGGCATTCCTCGCCCAGGCTGGCCACGAGTCCCGCGACTTCACGGCGCTGGTCGAATCGCTCAACTACTCCCCGGCTGGCCTGACGGCCACCTTTCCGTCGCGGGTCACCGCGGCGCAGGCTGCCCAGGTGGGACGCACGGTGGATCGACCCGCCAACCAGATGGCTATCGGCGACCTGGTCTATGGCGGCAGGATGGGCAACACGCACAGCGGCGACGGCTTCCGTTACCGCGCCAGAGGCGCCATCGGCATCACCGGCAAGGACAACTACGACGCATGCGGCGCGGCGTTGGGTCTGGATCTCTTGAACGCGCCGGAATTGCTCCAAGTGCTGCCCGGCGCGATCCGCTCGGCGGGTTGGTTCTGGGCGACGCACGGCTGTAACGAATTGGCCGATCGTGACGCTTTCACCGAAATTACATACAAAATCAATGGTGGGCAGAACGGAAAGGCGGATCGTGAGGCCCGCTGGCAGGTAGCGCGCAAGGCGCTGGGCGTGTAGCATCCGCCTCACGCAGGGTTGAAGGCAGGCAAATCATGGGCGATTCGGGACTTCTCGCGGCTATCGCGCAATGGCTCGCCAGCGTCGGTATCCCCATTCTGTTCGGCGCTTGGTACCGTCAGTGGACCAAGGCGCACGAGCTGGAACAGCGGATAGCCATTCTGGAATCCATGGAGCTGAGCAAGATCCAGCCTTTGCTGACGGACATACGCATCATCGTTGGTGAGCTGAAGGTACGCGTCGATTACCTTGCCCAAGGCATGCAATCGCACGAGCGTAATCGTCGGACGTCCGACCAATGAACGAGACTACGCAGCGGCTCATCGAAAGCCTTGAACGACTCGAGCGCCTCCTCCCCATGGTCCCCAATTCGACCAGGTCTGACGGAAATAACAGCGCGTCGCTCCACGTGAGCGCTGGCGGCGCAGGCGCTTGGGCCGCAGCTTGGATTGCCAGCATTTGCTGCACAGCTTGCCTTGTGGCCATGGTGCTCGGTGGCATGTGGATGCTGCACCAGGCCAAGCAGATTGACGACTTGAACGCGTACCTTCAGGCTATCTACCAGCAAGCCCCGTCTCTCCAACCCAAGGAAGCGTCCAAGTGAGCATCATTACCATTATTTCACACCCGAAGGTCGTCACCGGCGGCAACACCAACGCCCTCACTGAGACGCGCCGCGAGTTCGATTCGTGGGAAGAGGCTGCGGCCTACGTACAGGCCCAGGCCAACCCGCCGTCGCACCCCGGCTCGAGCGAAAGCTGACTGATGACCCCGCGCATCCATGCCGTCTTGATGGGTTGGGCAATCCTGTTCATCACGGCGGGCATGGATGTGCTAGTTCTTAAGCATGGCGTACCGCAGAACGTAGACAGCACCATCACAGGTTTGATATTGGGTGTGTGGCACGCTGCTTCCGGCGGCGTCATTGCTTACTTCTACGGCAGTAACAGCGAGAGCAGCCGCAAGACCGAGCTCCTCGCCGCAGCCACCCCTTCCACGAGCCCCAACGTGTCCAACACGGCAGAGCAGGCGACTAAATCATGATCAGCTTCCTGAGCAAAGAGTGGGTCGTCTGGGCCATCGTTGGCCTATTGAGCCTCGTCGGCATGTGGGCCTACGGCGAGCATCGGTACGGCCAGGGCGCGCATAGTCGTGATGCCGAGGTGGCCAACCTCAACACCCAGCTGGCCCAGGCCGCCGTCGCGCTCAACCAGTGCACCGCTGCTACCGAGAAGGCACAACTCAAGGGTGAGGCGCAGAAGGCCATGGCCGACGCCGCGCTCAATGCCGCCATCTCGGACGACAAGGGCCGCACCAAAGAGCTGGCCCGCGCGGTTGACGGGTTGCGCAAGGTGAGCCAGACGGACCAATGCAAGGCTGCTGCGGAGACCGTCTTATGCGACGCCATGTCCTCCTCGTACTGAGCGCTGCCCTGCTGACTGGATGCGCCGGCGCGCGGGTCCAATGCCCGTTGCCCAAGACCGTCGAGGTGCAGGTCGTCAAGTATCAGGCGATCGACGCCTCGTTGCTCAAGCACCAGCCTGTCGAGCAGCCTGGCAACAAGACGTGCGGTGAGGCCGTTCGCGTTGCCACGGTACGCCGTGCTGCGATCGAGACATGCAACGCCCACCTCGACGCCATCAAGCAGGCCACCACCGATGTCACCCCTTGAGCTCGCGGACAAGTGGGAAGCCGACGCCGAGCGTTTGCTGCAGACGGCGAAAGCCTACCGTTCCAACTGCAACCGTGCATTGAAGGCCGGTTACGTGGGCCGCGCTGCCGCTCTACAGGCGTGCGCCGTGGCGTTGCGTGAGGCGCTGGCCCATGCCGAGTAGGCCACCCGTGCATGGTGCGGTGCGTCGGCAGCGTGAGGCTAAGGCGACGCGGTATGCCTACGACGAGGCACGAGGAACGGCCAGCCAGCGCGGCTATACGTCACGTTGGTCCAAGGCGAGCAAGGGCTACCGCGCCAAGCACCCGTTGTGCGTACTGTGCCAAGCCAAAGGCCTGATCGTTGCAGCCAATGTGGTCGACCATCGCATACCCCACAAAGGGGACACGGTTCGGTTCTGGGACCGAGACAACTGGCAGTCGCTTTGCAAGACGTGCCACGACCGCAAGACCGCGACCGAGGACTCAGGATTTGCACGACGATTGCCATCCGATCGGTCGGATCGAACCTGAACGCAAATGATTCTCGTCATCGACCCGAACCTGAACGCGAAACTGAACGGGTTCACAAACCTGAACGAAACCTGAACAGATTCACAAACCTGAACGCCACCTGAACGGGGGGAGGCTGAAAAGTTTTTGGTCGGCCCAACGAAAACCGCGCCCCCAGCCATTTTATCGCACAGTCAGTGCCAAAGTAGGTGTAATCCGACACTGACGCCCGTTCCACCCGCCATTGTCCGATCTGAGAAACAGTGGCCGACCCGGTACGACCCCACGCTAACCCCGTGAGGTACCTTTAAGCTAGGATGCGTTTCATGACTGCCCGAAAGCCCGACAAGCTAAAATTGGTTGAGGGAACGTTCCGCAAGGACCGTGCGGTCGAAGGCGTGGAATTTGACGTCATCGCCGACATCCCCGACGCTCCGGACTGGTTGCCCAATGCGCACGCCGTGAAAGAGTGGGACCGTCTGGCGCCTATTCTCCACAAGACCGGTTTGCTCACCCAGGCAGGCCTGTCTGCCCTCGGCGCGCTCTGCGCGGTGCATGGCGATATCGTGGACCAGTGGGCCCGCCGCATTTCTCCCAACGCCGCCACGCTTGCGCAGTACCGCGCCCTCGTGAACGACTTCGGCCTGACTCCCGTTGCGCAAGGCAAGGTGCGCCCCATTGGCCAAGAAAAGCCCAAGAACAAATTCTCCGACAACGGCAAGCGGTCCGCGTAATTTCGTCCAGATCGCGGACGACTATGCCCGATCGGTTGTCGCGGATAAAAAAGGTGCGTTCACGGGCAAGCTGATCCGATCGGCGGCCAAGCGCTATCTGGCGGACCGTAAGCGCGCCGCCACCAAAGCCTGCGCCTTCGTGTTCGACGAGTGGCACGCGGCGGATCCGTGCAGCTTCATCGAGAAGCTGCCCTACGTGGAAGGCACCTGGGATACGGAGGAAATGGTCCTCCATCCTTCCCAGATTTGGTTCCTGGTCCAGTTGTTCGGCTTCCGGTCGCGCAAGAACGGCGCGCGCCGGTTCACCAGCGCCCTGCTGGCCGTGGCCCGCAAGAATGGCAAGTCGAGTCTGGCCGCGGCTATCCTGCTGTACTGCCTATGCTGCGAGGACGAACCCGGCGCGCAGATCGTGACCGCGGCGACCACGTACGACCAGGCCAGCATCATCCTGAAGATCGCGCAGAAGATCGCGCACCGCAGCCCGGAAATGGTCGACGCATTCGGGCTCGAGGTCATGGCCAAGGTCATCACGCGCTTGGAGATCGGCGCGTCGTTCAAGGCGGTACACGCCAAGGCGTCCACGCAGGATGGCCTCAATCCCAGCCATACGGGCCTGGACGAGATCCACGCCCACAAGACGGCGGACCTCCTGAACGTCCTGCAGTCCGCCGCCGGCGCGCGCCGCAGCCCCCTGTGGCTGTTCACCACGACCGAGGGATACGAGAACCCCGGCCCGTGGGCGGATATCCGGCGCTACGCCAAGCAGTTGTTGACCGGCGTTTTGGAAATGACCGACCACGACCATTTCCTGGTCGCCTTCTACGCGGTCGACGACGAGGACAAGGAATTCGACCCGACCTGCTGGCCCAAGGCCAACCCGCTGTGGGATGTGAGCGAGCCGCTCCGGGACGCGATCGCCAAGGAAGCGGCCGAGGCCAAGCAGATGCCGGGCAAGCTCGGCGAGTTCAAGATCAAGCGGCTCAACCGCCGGGCCGCTGCGGCCCATGCGTGGGTCGACGTGATGAAATGGAAGGCGTGCAACGGTCCGGTCGACTTGGAAAAGCTCCGAGGCCAGCCGTGCTGGGGCGGCCTGGACCTAGCCAGCACAACCGATTTGACCAGCTTTCGGCTGACGTGGTTGGTTGACGGGCAGTATTTCACTCACGCTTGGCGGTGGGTTCCGTCCGACGCCGTAGCTCAGCGGACCGAACGCGGTACCACGCCTTACGCCGCTTGGGTAACTTCCGGCTACTTGAAACAGACCGAAGGCAACGTGACCGATTACACGGTGGTGAGAAAGGATATTCTGGCCGCGCTCGAGGAGTTCCGACCGTCCAAGGTGGGGTTTGACTCATGGAACGCCCAGACTCTGGTAAACCAGCTAGTCGAGGATGACGTGCCAGGCGTGGAGTTCGTCCAGTTCATCCAAGGCACCCGGTCCTACCACCCGGCCGTACAGGCGGCCGAGGCGGCGTACATGGGCGGCAAGCTATCCCATGGCGGCGACCCCGTGCTGGCCTGGTGCGCCGCCAACGTGGTCATGAAGCAGGACGACAACCTCAATAATGCGCCGTCCAAAAAGCGGTCGGCAGAGAAGATCGATGACTTCTGCGCGTTCCTGATGTCGCTGGGGGTCGGTCTGGAGGCCGGCGAGGCCGAGCCGGAATATAAATTGCACATTTTCTGACCGTCCGGTATCGTGCAGCCATAAATACTAGGGGCAGACTATGCTCAAGCGCGCTTATTCGGTCCTGACGGTCAAATCGGTCGACGAGGAGCAGCGGATTATCCGCGGCACGGCCACGACCCCTACCGTCGATCGTCAGGGCGACATCGTTATGCCGCTGGGCATCAAGTACAAAAACCCCTTGCCGCTTCTGTGGCAGCACCAGGCCGACAAGCCTGTGGGCACGGTCAAGTTCGATCCGCCGACCGATAAAGGCGTGGACTTCGAGGCGCGCATCGCGCAGACCGACGAGCCCGGCACGCTCAAGGATCGGCTCGACGAAGCGTGGCAGAGCGTGAAGCTCGGCCTTGTTCGCACCACCTCTATCGGGTTTCGCCCCATTCCGGGTGAAGGCAACACAGAATTTATGAAGGGCGGCGGGACCCGCTTCCACAAGACGGAAGTAATGGAGCTCAGCCTCGTCACGATTCCGGCCCAGCCGGATGCCACGATCCAGCAGATTAAGTCTTTCGACCGCCAGCTCCTCGCCGCGACCGGCAAACAGGACGCTCCGGTGGTCCGTCTCACCCCTCCCGGCGACTCGGGCACGCGTTCCAAGTCACTCCCTACGCCCCAGGAGGGCAACAAAATGAATTTCGCCCAGAGCATCCAGCAGTTCGAAGCCGACCGGACCACCAAGTCCGCCCGCATGGTCGCCATCATGGAAGAGGCCGATAAGGACGGTGCGACCCTCAACGCCGAGCAGGCTGAAGAGTTCACCACCCTTGACGCCGAAGTGAAGTCGATCGACGCCCATCTCGCCCGTCTCGGCTCCATGGCCGAGCTCGCTGCCAAGGCCAAGCCGGTCGACCCGACCGCCAACGCCAAGGCCGCCGCCGAGTCGCGCAACTTCGCCACCGTGAAGTCGGCGCCGCAGCTGCCCAAGGGCACGCTGTTCACTCGCTCCGTGATCGCCAAGGCAGTCGCCAAGGGCTCGTACTCGGACGCCGTGGAAGTCGTCAAGCAGCGTTGGCCGGAGCAGGCCGACGAGATCAATATGATCCTGCGCGCCCCGGTCGCGGCCGGTACGACCACGGATGCCACCTGGGCCGCGCCGCTCGCGCACGCGCAGGTATTGCAGAACGAGTTTATCGAACTGCTCCGTCCGGAAACGATCCTTGGCAAGCTCAACCTGCGTCGCGTCCCGTTCAACGTCCTGATCCCGGGCCAGACCCAGGGCTCGACGGTCGCGTGGGTCGGCCAGACGGGCCCGAAGCCGGTCAGCGCGCTTGCGTTTGCCGATATCACGTTGGGCGTCAACAAGATCGCAGGCATCGTGGTCATCTCGGACGAACTGGCTCGCCTTTCGACCCCGTCCGCCGAAGCGCTGATCCAGGCCGATATGATCGCGCAGATCTCGCAGTTCATGGACGTGTCGTTCATCGATCCGGCTTCGACCGCGCAGACCGGCGTTCGCCCTGCCGCCGTCACAGTGGGTGCGACTGCCCACGTGGCATCGGGTACGGATGCTGACGCCCTTCGCGCCGACGTGCGCGCCCTGTATGCGGACTGGATCGCTACGAACCAGAACAATACGGGCGCCGCCTGGGTCACCACGCCGGGCCTGGCGATGGCTATCGGCATGATGCAGAACCCGCTCGGCCAGCCGGAGTTCCCAGGCGTCGGCGCCACCGGCGGTACGTTCATGGGCCTGCCCATGGTCGTCTCCGAGAGCGTCCCGAGCGACACCAACGGCACGTTGCTGGTCCTCATCAAGCAGAGTGAAATCCTGCTCGCTGACGACGGCGGCGTGACGATCGATGTCTCTCGCGAGGCTTCCCTGCAGATGAACAGCGCGCCGGACAACCCGGCCACGGCTGCCACCGTGTTCACCTCGCTGTGGCAGCAGAACCTGGTCGGCATTCGCGCGGAACGCTATATCACGTGGGCGAAGCGTCGTCCGCAGGCCGTTGCGTACATCAGCGGCGCCAACTACGGCGCGTAAGCGGTAAGATAGGTCCGGGCCTTTCGGGGCCCGGGCTTTTTATAGGAGCGCCACATGAAGCTGATCGCGAATAAACCGATCCGATACAAAGGCCAGCGCCATGAGGCTGGTGTCGAGTTCGAAGCCGACGAAAAATGGGGCGACCTTCTCCAGCGCACGGGCCAGGCGCGCATCTCCGGCGCCGAGCAGCCCCGCCGGCGCGGTCGGCCCAAGGGCTCGACCAATAAGCCGGTCGTCACCCATGACGCCAACGTGGTCACCACCGACCTCGTGACCAAGACCGACGACACGGACAGCGACCAGGACGAACAGTAAAATGCGATTTCTCGGCCTCGATATCAGCCGGACCAAAGCGGGTACGCTCTCTCCGGTCGACAATCGGGGTAACGGCGGCTGGTTTCCGTGGATCGTGCGCGAGCCGTACACGGGTGCCTGGCAGCGTAACGACGAAATCTGCGTCGATACGGCGGTGGAAAACCCGACCGTCTTCTCCTGTATCACGCTGATCGCGTCGGATATTGGCAAGCTGCGGTTCAAGCTGGTTGAGGATGACGATAGCGACGGTATCTGGGAAGAGACGACGAACCCCGCGTACAGCCCGGTGCTGCGCGAGCCCAACCCGTACCAAAACCACATCCAGTTCAAAGAGCAGTGGATCACCTCCAAGCTCACGCGCGGTAACACCTACGTGCTCAAGTCGCGCGACCAGCGCGGCGTAGTGAACGCCCTTTACATTCTCGATCCGACGCGCGTAACCCCGCTGGTGTCGCCCGACGGCTCGATTTTCTATCAGCTCGGCCTGGACAACCTCGCCGGCCTGCAGGTCGACAACGTGGCCGTCCCTGCGTCAGAGATCATCCACGACCGGATGAACTGCCTGTTCCATCCGTTGGTAGGCATCAGCCCCCTCTTTGCCGCCGGCCTTGCCGCGCTCATGGGCATGCGGATCCAGCGCAACTCCGCCACGTTTTTTGCCAACGGCGCCAAGCCCAGCGGAATTCTGACCGCGCCCGGCACGATCCCGGAGGCGAAGGCCAAGGAACTGGCGGACTATTGGAACGCCAATTTCACCGGAAACAACGCCGGTAAGATCGCCGTGATGGGTAACGACCTGAAGTACCAGGCCATCACCCAGAACTCCGCCGAGTCGCAGCTTATCGCCCAGCTCCAGTGGACGGCTGAGACCATCTGCGGCGTCTTCCACGTGCCGGCGTACAAGGTGGGCGTAGGCACGCCGCCCAGCTATAACAATATCGAAGCGCTCGACCAGGGCTACTACAGCCAGTGCCTGCAGACGCTGATCGAGGCGCTCGAGCTGACGCTGGACAATGGCCTCGCGCTGCCGGCGTATATTGGTGTCGAGCTTGACCTCGACGGCCTGCTCCGTATGGACACGACCACGCTTTACAAGACGGTCGGCGACGCCATCGGCCAGACGCTCATCACGCCTAACGAGGGCCGCCGCAAGTTGGGCCTCAAGCCGCTGCCCGGCGGGGACGCGCTGTTTATCCAGCAGCAGAACTACTCCGTCGAGGCGATCGCTAAGCGGGACGCGCTGGCCGATCCGTTCGTGCAGACCACGCCGACCAATATCCCGGACCCGCCCGTCGAGCCCACCGACGACACCGCGGCAAAATGGTACGATGATTTCACGAAAGCCCTGCGACTGGAGTTGACCGCGTGAACGATCCGACCCAGTTTGCCCAGCAAGTGGCCGAGCTTATTCGCGAGCAGGTCGCGCGCGCCACGGCGCCCCTGATCGAACGCCTTGCCACGCTGGAGGCTCGACCCGAACCGAAGGACGGTACCAGCGTCACGGTCGAGGACGTGATGCCTACGCTGCTGGCCTCCATCCCTGCGCCCATCGCCGGCGAGCCGGGCACCAGCGTCACGGTTGAGGACGTGATGCCTACGCTGCTGGCCGCCATCCCTGCGCCCATCGCCGGCGAGCCGGGCACCAGCGTCCAGTTAGACCAGGTACTCGCAGTTATCACCCCCCGCGTGGACGAGGCGATCGCCGCGCTACCGGTGCCGAAAGACGGCGTCAGTGTTTCCCTGGACGACGTAAAGGGCCTGATCGAGTCGAACATGGCCGGTTGGGCTCTTGATTTTGAACGCCGGGCTCACGACACGCTTGGCCGCGCGCTCGATCGTATGCCTGCGCCCAAGGACGGTCGCGACGCCACGAGCCTGGAGGATATCGATCTAGTGCTGGCCGAGGACGGCCGTACGCTGGTCGTGCGCTTCCTCGCCGGCGACGTGGTGCGCGAGAAGTCGATTCGTCTGGCCACGATTCTGGACCGCGGCGTATTTAAGCGCGGCGACACCTACGAGCCGGGCGACGCTGTGAGCTGGGGCGGCGCCCTGTGGATTGCGCAGACCAAGACCGGCGACAGCCCGGACGAGTCCCGCGACGGTACGCCATGGCGCCTGGCGGTCAAGAAAGGTCGCGACGGTAAGGATCTGCGGCCCGACGACATCAAGAGCGCCGAGGTGTACCGCCTGCGAGGCAACCGCACATGATGCTGGTCACGCTCCAGCAGGCGTCCGACCACGTCCGGGCGGACAACACCGACCCGATGCTGCCCCTGTATATCGCCGCCGCGTCGGCCGCGGTCATCAATTACCTGGACGGTGGCGCGGATAGCTTCCTGGACACGGCTGGCTTCGTGCCGCTGGACACCGCCGGCGACCCGATCGGCGTTCCATACGAGGTGATGGCCGCCACGCTCTTGCTGCTCGGCGACTTCTATTCGAACCGCGGCGAAGACCAGACGACCAACTGGGCCGGACAGTTCGCCTACTTGCCGCCGGCGGTTACCTCCCTGCTCTATCCGCTCAGAATGCCTACTCTCCGATGACCCTCGCCGCCGGTCGCCTGCGCCACCGTGTCCGGATCGAGCAGCCGGTGGATACGCGCGATCCCGACACCGGCGGCGTTATCACCACATGGCAACTCGTGGCCGAGGTGTGGGCCGCGATCGAGCCGTTGAGCACGCGCGAATTTATCCAGGCCGCAGCGGTCCAGTCGTCCATCACCGGCCGGATCGTCATCCGTTACCGCGACGGGTTGGCGTCCAATCTGCGCGTCGTCCATAACGGTCAGGTGATGAACCCCGCCGGCTGGTTGCCTGACAAGGACAGCGGCTTGGAGTACGTGACCGCCCCGTACACGCTCGGAGACAACCTCCGTGACTGACTGGCTCGTCATGGCCACCGGGCCAAGCATGTCGCCCGAGCTCGCCGCGCGAGCGGTAGGTCACAACGTGGTCGCCGTGAGCGACGCGTACCGCCTTTTGCCGGAAGCCAAGGCCCTGGCCGCCAGCGACGCGGCGTGGTGGCGCGCGTATCCCGAGGCGGGCGAGTTCGCCGGGCGCCGCTTCACCGTCGGGCGTGACGTGCCGGCAGCCGAGCGCCTCGCGCTGCCCACTTCGACCAATTCTGGCCTGCTTGGCTGCCATGTGGCCCAGTTGCTCGGTGCGACCCGCATTTTCCTGTTCGGCGTGGATCTGGCAGGGACGCACTATTTCGGCCCGCACCCGGCGCCCTTGCAGAACACATTGCCCGCGCGTTTCGATATGATGCGCAAAGCCTTCGCGCGCTGGACCGGCGTCCCTATTTTCAATTGCTCGCCGATCAGCACCCTTGCGTGCTTCCCGTTCGCCGACCCCGAGGACGTTCTATGCTGACCACCTTCTCCGGCCGCCGCGCATCGCAGGACGAGGGAGAGCTGACGGCGTTCTGCGACTACCTGCGCGCGGCCGGCGTCCGCAAGTACTGCGAGCTCGGAAGTAGAGAAGGCGATACGTTTTTTCATGTGCTGTCCGCGCTCGGCGCACAGTCCAGCGGTGTCGCGGTGGACCTCCCCGGAGGATTGTGGGGCAAGTCGACCACCGGTGCCCAGTTGTCCAACGCGATCGACGCGCTCAATGCGCGAGGCCATAGCGCCCGCATGATCCTGGGCGATACGCGATCCGACGGCACGCAGCGCATGGTGCGCAGCTACGGCCCGTACGACGCCATCCTGATCGATGGCGACCACACTTACGGGGGCGTGAAGGCCGACTGGGAAGCGTACCGCGACTTGGCGCCGATCATCGCCTTCCACGATATTGTTGGTGAAGGCCAGTTCGAGCGCGTCACGCGCCGCGGCGTCGAGGTGCCCCGCTTGTGGGCCGAGATCAAGGCTAGCGGCGCCAACGTGGTCGAGTTCGTCTCGCCCGGGTCGGCTATGGGCATCGGAGTGGTAATCGTATGAGCGTTGCGGATCTCAAATTCTGCGCTTGCATGGGTCCGCAAGGCTTGGACGCCTTTTGCCCTTGCGTTATGCGGCAGAATGGGTTGGCTCCGAGCACCCCAAGTTGGACCGACCTCGATCAGGCACGGCTCAATGCGTTCGTCGAGAAGATGAAAGAGCGGAGGGCGCAAGATTGATTACCCTGATCGCCAGCCCGCGCGCCCCGCACCAGATGACCCACGCGACGGCCATGGCGGCCGGCCTGCTCCGTCACGGTTTGCGCAGCACGCTGACGCACCGCGCGGCCAACACCGGCCCCGACGATACGGTCATCTGCTGGGGCTGGCGTGAGGGCGTGCAGCATCGCGACCGTGGCGCCCAGGTGCTCGTCATGGAACGCGGCTATCTGGGCGACCGGTTCAACTGGACCAGCCTGGCGTGGAACGGTCTGAACAATCGCGGCGAGATGCCCATTGTGGACGACCACGGCGAGCGCTTCCGCCAGCATTTTGACCACCTCTACCGCGAGTGGAATCCTGCCGGCCAATACACGCTCATCTGCGGCCAGGTGCCGGGCGATATGAGCCTGCAGGGTCGTGACCTCCATGCGTGGTACGAGCGGCAGGCTGCGCTCCACCCGGACGCGCTGTTCCGTCGCCATCCGCTGGCGCACCGCCGCGAGCAACCTCGGCCCGTTCGTGGCGCCATCGACCTGGTGGGCAACCTGGACAGCGCGCTCGCCGGCGCACGGCTGGTTGTGACATGGAATTCCAATGCTGGCGTCGACGCGCTGCTCGCCGGCAAGCCCACCCATGTGGAAGACGCGGGTGGAATGGCGTACGGTATCGACGAAACGAACCGCGAGCCCTGGCTGCACCGCTTGGCCTGGCGCCAGTTCACGCTCGAGGAAATCACGTCAGGTCTGGCGTGGGAGGTGGCCAATGGCTGATTTCACCATCGAAGGCCTGGACGATGTGCTCTACGCGCTGGCCAACCTGCCCGACTCGATCACGAAGAACGCGGCCCCCTTTGCCATGCGCAAGGGCGCGGCGGTTATTGCGGCCGAGGCGAAGCGCCGCGCGCCGATCCTGCGCAACCCGACCGATGACCGCACCGTGGGGCTCATTCGCGACCAGATTGCGGTCCGCAAGCGGAAGCGCAAGCCGGCGGGTATCGCCATCGCCTATTCCGTGGGTGTGCTGGGCGGCGCGGCGCTGACCGAGAAAAGTACGAAGAAAACGCGCAAGGCTGGCAGTGTTGGCAAGACCACCGACCTCAAGACCCGGCCCGCCTACTGGCGCTTCCTGGAGTTCGGCACGGAGAAGCAGAAGTCCCAGCCGTTCCTGCGCCCCTCGCTGGACGCCAAGGCCGGGGAGGCTATTGACGCCATCGCCGAGGGCTTCCGAGCCAGTCTGGCCCGCGCGGTCACCAAGGCGCTCAAAGCATGATCCCGCCCCTCTTTCCCATCCTTTCCGGTAATGCAGCGGTTACCGCGCTGCTCGGCGCGGCGCCCAACACGCGCGTCTACCCGTTCGGAGAGGCGCCGGCCAAGCCGGTCTACCCCTACGTGACTTGGCAGATTATCTCCGGCACGCCCGAGGTGTATCTGGCGGACCGCCCGGACATCGACGACGTGCGCGTGCAGATAGATTGCTGGGGTGACGGCGGCGCCGGTAAGAATGGCGCGGCCAGCGTGAACAGCGTGGCGGACGCGATCCGCAACGTGCTTGAGGGCCATGGGTACATGGTCGATTTTGGCAATACCGAACGCGACCCCGATACGGTAAGCTACCGCTACCGTATGGATTTTGAGTTTTGGACACACCGAGGATAACCCCGTGGTAATGAAGACCCAAGGCAGCGACCTTTACGTGCTCGTCCCCGCCGAGGGTACGGGCGATCCCACCATTCTGCGCGTCAACTGCGTGACGGACATCACCGGTGTCGGCGCCGGCACGGCCGACCAGGTTGAGACGACCTGCCTCTCCGAGCTGACCGATCGTACCTACGTGGGCGGCCTCTCCAGCCCCGGCCAGGTGACCTCCAGCACCAACTACGACGTGAACGACGCCTCGCTGGACGAGCTGCAGGCGTTGCGCGACAGCCGCGCCAATACCCAGTTCTACGTCGGCTTCTCGGACGGCTCGGTTGCCGGCACGGATCCGGACGCACGCCCTCGCCCGACCGTTGGCGGTGGCGGCACGGTCACCTTCCCGGCGACGCGCTCGTTCGTCGAGTTCACCGGCTACGTGGCCGAGTTTGGCATGGACTTCGCGGCCAATAACGTGGTCAAGTCGCCGATCACGATCCAGCGGTCGGGCTCCGTGGTCATCCACAAGGCGACCACGCCGCTCAACCCGCAGTCGTAACCCTTTCGCACCGACCGGGGAGCCACGGCGCTTCCTGCCTGGACGCCGCCCCGGTCGGTGCGATCTTCACTGACAGGCAGAAACCCATGAACCCGTTTGAAGAAATTGGCGCCTATGCGCCGGACGCTCCGGTCGCTCACGATGTCGAGTACAAGGGCAAGACGGTGCGGATGTGGTTCGTCCAGCACAGCTACGCCCGCTTCCTCGACCAGGTGGTCAAGCCGGAAGTGAAGGAAGGCCAGCGCCAGGAACTGGTCGTGCTGGGCAATATCGTCCGCTTTGATGCCGAGGGTAAGGTCGCGCCGACTTACGCCCAGCTCGAGAAGATCGACCAAGGCTTCGTCAAGGTCCTGATCAAGATTGCCTACGGCGTGAACGGGATCGACGTGGACGCCCCGGCGGACGAGGTAAAAAACTAACGCCCCTCGAGGAGTTGTGGCACGAGCTGGCCACGATGCTCGGGGGAACCGTTGGGGAGTTGAAGGCGCGCATGAGCGCGGTGGAGTTCAACGGGTGGTTGGCGTACCGAGACAAGTGGGGCCCGATGGACCTCACGCGGCGATACGATCGACCCGCCGCGCTACAAGGGCACCTGACTCGCATCATGAATGGCGACAAGGGTAGTAAGATGCAGGACATGATGCCGTGGCCGATTTACCGGTCACTGAGCGAGGCTGAACAGTTTGCACGGGAGTTGATGGGACATGGCTAGCCAGTCGCTAGGTACGCTGACCATTGACCTCCAGGCCAAGACGGCCAACCTGCAGAACGACCTCGGAAAGGCGCAACGCCTAACCGAGCAGACGATGGACAAGATCAGCAAGGCGGCCACGGCGGCGGGTGCTGCCATTGGCGCGGGCATCGTGGCCGGGTTTGTTGCGGTCGAGGAAGCGGTCCGTCGCTCCATTGATACGATGGACGAGTTCAGCAAGTCCGCGCAGAAGGTAGGCATTTCCACGGAGGAGTTCAGCAAGCTGGCTTACGCGGCCAAGCTGTCCGACGTGTCCACGGAAGACCTCACGACTACGCTGGCCAAGCTCTCCAAGAACCAAGTAGAGGCAGCGAAGGGCACTGCCGCGCAGGCGCAGGCATTTTCCTCGCTGGGCATCGCGGTCAAGAATGCGGATGGTTCACTGCGTTCACCTACGGCGGTCCTAGGCGACCTGGCCGACTTGTTTCAAGCGTTGCCGGATGGCGCCGGCAAGACCGCCATTGCGATCCAGTTGCTTGGCAAGTCCGGCGCCAACGCGATCCCGCTGCTGAACGGTGGCGCGGCGTCCCTCAAGGAACTGGGCGACGAGGCCGAGCGGTTCGGCATCGTGATCGACACGCTGACCGGCAAGGCCGCTGAGGAGTTCAACGACAACATCACGCGGCTGCAGGCACAGGTTGCGGGATTCGCCACGCAGTTGGCGGCCAATCTGCTGCCCGACCTGCTGGTGCTCGAGCAGCGCTTCCAGGACGTGAGCAGCCAAGCCGACTCGGTCAAAACGGTTGGCGATGCCGTGCGCTACGTGTATGACACGGTGCAGCTGGCCGTCATCGGCGTGCAGGGTCTGGTCGCTCAGTTCAAGCAGCTGGCGGCCGCGGCCAAGCTGGCGGCCGATTCGACCGGCCCGCAGGCGCTCAAGAACCTGGCGACCGGGACGTTCAGTTCAACCATCAAGCAGGATAAGGCTGACCTCGATGCCGCGACGGCCAGCGCCAAGGAATTGAAGGCCGCAGGTAAGGACGTGCTGTCCACCTTCGGCCAGGGCTCGGGAAAGAGCGCGGCGGGTATCGCCGCAGCTTTTGAGAACAGCGTACCCAAGGCCGCCACGCCCAGCCCGGTGTCGGACAGCGACGCGCTCAAGAAGCAGCAGGCGTTCCTCGACGCTCAGAAGAATGCCGCGGCGGCCAGCAAAGCCCAATCCGAAGCGGACCGCGCCGCACGTAAAGCCCAGGCCGAGGCGGAAGCCCAGGCCAAGCGCGTCGCGTCGGCCACGCTGGACATGCAGAAGGCGATCGACGACGCCAGCCAGTCGCTGAACAAGACGAACATCCCAGCCGTCGACGCCTACAACGAAGCACTCGTGAAGATCACGGAGCAGGCAGCCAAGTACACGAAGGACGGCATCCCAAGCGCGCAGGTCGACGCGTTCACGGACAAGATGAAAGCGCTGGCCAAGGCGACTGAGGACGCCACGTTTGCTCAAGAGCAACTCGCCACGCACGGTCAGACGTTGGACCTTGCTGCGCAGGCCAAAGACGCCCAGAGCGCCGCGGCAGGCGTGGTCGGGCTGGCATCGGCCAACCGTGATTACGAGAAGAGACTGGAGGCGCTGGACAAGCAGTTCGAGTCGCTTCAGATCACCCCGGAAGATTACCAGTCCCAGCTGCAGTCCCTCGACACGATCCACCAGAAAACCATCTCGGACCTACAGAAGCAGGCCGATACCGCCGGCGAGTTCGCGAAAACGGCGGCCAAGGGGATCCAGGACGCCATTGCCGACGCGCTTACGGGCGAGGGTTTCAAGGGAGGCATTAAAGGCTTCCTGGGGGGCATTGCCGACATGCTCCGCAAGGCCGCGGCTCAGATCGTCGCGGCGGATCTTGCCAAGTACCTGTTCGGCAATTATGACAAGACTGGCCAGGTGGGCGGACTGTTCGGCGGGTCGGGTGGCGCAGGCGGTCTACTCAGCGGCCTGTTGAGCGCCAATGGCGGCACGGCGTCCCGCTACGAGGCAGCCAGTATCGCCAACTCCGAAGCCGCCGTGACCGGCGCGTCGGATAGTGGCGGCGGTTGGTTGAGTAGCCTGCTGGGTCTGTTCGGCGGTGCGCGCGCCAATGGCGGCCCTGTGATGGCGGGCATGGGCTACCTTGTGGGGGAGCACGGTCCCGAGTTCTTTCGGCCGTCTAGCGCGGGAAGCATCTCGACCAATGCCGCAACGCGCGGCATGAGCGGAGGCGGCCGCGCCATCAATGTGTATGTGCAGCCCACCACGAGCCGCCGGACCGCCGATCAGGTAGCATCCGCCACAGAGCGTAAGTTGCGTGTTGCCTCCGGACGGAACGGATAATGGCTTTCTACCCTATCAGTATCGCGCAGTGCCCGGGCTTTGGCTTCACGGGCGGCCCTGAGTTCCAGACCGACATCAAGAACGCCCAGAATGGTCGAGAATATCGTAACGGTGACTGGGCTATTTGCCGCCACAAGTACACGGTGCCTTTCATAGCCGTGCCAGACGAGGCATACCTGTCGATAAAGGAAGTCTTTCTCATTGTGCGGGGCAGGTTGCACACCTTCCTTCACAAGGACTGGGCTGACTATCAAGCAGAGAACTCAGAGTTTGCAGTGGCTGACGGAATTAGCGTCGCATACCGGCTGAAGAAAACGAGTCAGGTGGGCGCGGCGAGCTACGAGCGCATCATCACAAAACCACAGTTGGATGGCCTATCAGTGACCATCAATGGTGTTGTACAGGCCACGAATACCTACTCGGTGGATTCGCTAACCGGACTTATCACCTTCGACAACGCGCCCCCGCTCAACACTGTGTTGCGTTGGAGCGGAACGTTCGACGTACAAGTGCGTTTTGACATTGACTACCTTCCTTTCAGCTTGGACAACGCCAACGCAGGAGGATACTTGCAGAACGGAAGTGTTGACCTTATCGAGGTCTTGGACGAATGAGTCGCACCGTACCCACGCCGCTCATCTACCGCTTCACGCCCGGGGGAACCACGCAGTGCGCGCTGCTGCAGATCCGACCCTCGCGTATGCCTGCGTTCGGCATCACGTCTCTGGATACCGATGTTACGTACGATGCAGGCGATAGCCTCGGGCCGATCACCTATCGCGCGAAGAACGGTTTCACCCCTTCCGATCAGGTCTCGGCCATGGACCTGAGCGTGGACAATGCCGAGGCATCGTCACTCCTCTCGCAGTTCACCTTTGACGGCATGACACCCGAAGCGATTGACCAGGGCGAGTACGACGGCGCGCCATTCAAACTCATGCTGGTGGACTACGAAGCTCTCACGGCGGGGCACGTCATCATTAGCGGCGGCACGGTGGGTCAGGTACGGCGCTCTGACACGGGGGCGGCCACGATTGAGCTCCGCTCCTTGCTTCAGCAGCTCAAGCAGCGCGCCATCATTGAGCTGACCTCGATCAGTTGTCGCGCGTCCTTCGGCGACGAGCGCTGCAAAATGCCGCTGGTCTGGGTCGATGCGACCGTCACCGAGGTGGGGCCCGAAGACGACCGCACGTTCAAAGTATCCGCCCTTCCCGATGGGTTCGTCGTGCCGGGAATGGTGTGGTGGCAGAGTGGTACCGCCGAAGGCCGTGAGTACGAGATCGAGGACTACGATCCTGTGACCGAATTGCTCACCCTGGTGTTCCCCACCTATTTACCGGTGCAGGTAGGCGACACCATGAAAATCCGCCGCGATTGCGACAAGTCGAAGGATATGTGCAAGAGCTATCTCAATTTGCTCAACATGCGCTCCGAGGCCGATATGCCGCGAGCCAATGCGACGGACCTGCAAGCCCCCGGCGGGGCGGCTTGATATGCGTGTTCTGGGTCCCGCGCTGACTGATGAGGAGCGCACACGCTTCCTTGCCGCAGCGCGTTCCCTGCGGGACGCCCGGACGCGATTCAAGCATCAGGGCAGGAGCAGCCGTGGCGTCGACTGCGCGGGGTTGCTGGTGTACGGGATGGCCGCCGCAGGACGCACCTTGAAGGATGCCGACGGCTATGGGCGTACGCCGTACAAGGCTCGCCTCGAGGGTTTACTCGAGGAGAATTTCGGCGCCCCGCTGGACGCCGCCGAGCCGATGGCCGAAGGGGATATCGTCCTGCTCAAGATGGTCGGTGACCCGTCGCACGTTGGCATAGTTACCGACCACCCCAGCGGCGGTTACGCTATCCTCCATTCCTACGCGCAACAGCGAATGGTCGTCGAGCATCGCATGGACGACGAGTGGATCGGATACATCTACATGAGGTTTAGACCCTAATGTCTGGCGGCCAAATCGGTACAGTAGTCGGCGGGGCCATCGGCGCCTATTTTGGCGGCACGGTCGGCATGCAGATCGGCATGGCCGTGGGCGGTTACATTGGGGGCGCCATCGACCCCACGAAAATTTACGGCCCCAAGATCGGCGATGGTCAATCGCAGTCAGGTACAGACGGCACGCCGATCGCGTGGATCCAAGGCACGGCGCGCATCGCAGGCACCCTTGTGGCTGTCACTGACCGCCGGCAGGTCAAAAAGAAGGACAGCGGCAAGGGGAGCGGCACGGAGAACGTAACCTACGAAGCGCACCAAGACTTTGCCATTCAGATCTGCGAGTCGAGTGAGCTACGTGGGACGACTATCGTCGGCGTCCTGCGCATCGAGATGGACGGCAAACTCGTGTACGATGCCACGCCGGGGAGCCCCATCCGAAAGGATAGCCTGCAGTTCATCCAGGGCGTCGACTTTATGTACGGCGCCGAGGACCAGGAACCCCACCCGACACTCGAAGCGTTCTTCGGCGTGGGTAACACGCTTGCGTATCGGGGCTACCTCACGGCGGTGTTCAAGGACTTTAACCTGACGCCGCAAGGAGACCGCATTCCGAGCTTCGTGTTCACGCTGCAGGCTGCGAACCTGGACGGTGCGACGTTTATCCGACTCACCGACGGGTTCAAGTATCTCGAAGCGGAAAATCCGGATCCTGGCATCATCCCGCCCTACGACCCGGGCTTCGACGACTCACTGTGGTTCTACGGTCGAGGCGGCTTTGGCTCCAATTTGAACAACGAGTACTTCGCCAACACCCGCAACACGCTGATCATCTCCCCCGGGTCGACGTACTGGCTACGTAAGCCTTACCTTTCGGTGGGCAAAGCGGTTGCCGCGAACGTTCGGGTATATGTCGACGATCACTGCACACTGTGGTGGAACGGTGAGAACCAGGGCAACCGTGGCCAGACCAACGTCTTCGGCTACACGATCCCCGCGGAGAAAGTTCTCGAAAAGAACATGTGCGTCCTGTGCGTGGTCAATGAAAACGGCGGCGAGGGGGCGAACATCTTCGCCGGCATGGATATCTGGCCCGTCGGTGCACCCGCGCCCGACTACCCGCAGACGTTGACGCTCGCCGAGGTAGTGACAGCCATTTGCGTGCGTGGCGGTCTCGATCCGTCGTTCATCGACGTGTCGGAGCTCTACGGTTACATCGTCAAGGGCTATCCGATCGCCACGCAGGCATCCGCCACGGATTGCTTGTCGCCGCTGTTGTCCGCCTATTTTTGCTACGCGAGCGAGTACGACGGCTTGCTTCACTTCCGAGTGCTTGGCCAGGATGCTGACATCACCATCAATCCGCTCGACCTCATTGAGAGCGACACGGGTACTGACGGTGCGAGCGTGATTTCCAACACCCGTAACCAGGAGACTGAGTACCCGCGAAAGCTGACGACGACGTACTACGATCCCGATCAGAATTATGCAGCGGTCACGGTGACCTACGAGCGCAACAGCAAGGACGTCAACGCCATTGGAGAGCAGGCGTTCCAGATCCCCGTCGTCTTCTCGGCCGACGATGCGATGGCCGCCACGGTCAAGGCGCTCAAAGCAACGTGGGCCGCGCTCGAAGGCGTGGCGGAATATTCCTTGCCGCTGATCGGTCGTGGTGGGGAAAACTACCTCGGCATCGCCGCGGGCGATCCTCTATTCTTCAACGGGAAGCGTTGGGTCGCTGAGGAGGTCACGATCAGCCACAACATGCTGCATCTGAAAACCACCTACAACCGGCAGAGCGCGTACAAGACCACCATTCAGGCGATCCCGGCCAACCCGCCGATCCCCCCGGTGAGCCAGGTGGGCGGCCCGACGACGCTGTACGCCATGAACCTGCCGTCGCTGCGTACGAAAGACCAGTACGGCGTCTACCTAGCCGTGGGTGGCGAGACGACGGCGTGGGCCGGCGCTACGGTGCAGATTTCCTACGACGCGGGCGAAACGTGGGCTGACGCGCTGACGGCCACGGATGAATCGGTCATGGGCTTGCTGACCACGGATCTGAGCACCGATCCGGCAGCGACGGTCGGCGTCTCCGTGAATGGTGAGCTTTCTACGGTCACCTCCGGGCAATTGGCCGCGCAGGGCAATCCGATGGCCATTCTTTCGTCCACCGACATTGCCGAGGTGGGGCAGTTCCGTGTCGCCACGGAGACCGGCGATGGGCTCTACACGCTGTCGGAGCTGGTGCGCGGCCAGAAGGGCACGGCGATCGCCGCACACGTCACGGGTGACCGTTTCACGATGCTCGACTCGGTGTACTTTTTCCCGGTCGACCTATCGTATGGTGAGACGGAGCTTCAATTCCGCGCCATCACGCTGGGTGGCACGATAGACGAAGCCACGGTGGTCACGCTGGTGTATCGTCCGGACGACGAGGTCATCCTCGACGGCGGTGGAGACCCCCTGTAATGGCTGTCACGCTTAAATACCGCTTCGCCATGCGGCGGCGCACCGCTGCCGACTGGGTATCTCTGAACGAGGTGCTCATCCAGTCGGAGTGGGGCCACGAGAGCGACACCAACCGGCTGAAGATCGGAGACGGCGTCACACCGTGGAATGGCCTGCCGTACTCCGGAGCAAGCCCCTCCGGGGTGGCGGCCGGCGACTATGGAATGGACCCCACCACGCAAGCCCTTGTGGGCTTTACGGTCGACGAGAATGGCGTCATTACGGCGGCGCGCGCTGTGCCGCTCATCGCGGGTAATGGGCTTAGCTTCGACATCGACCCGACCACGGGGGCGGTTACGCTCTCCGTGAATAGCTTCGTGGCAAATAATCGCGTCACTCGGGATGGCAACACGCGTGTCACCCGTAACGGCGACATCCGCGTGATTCGATAGGAACCGTCATGGCAAATGTAACCATCAATGATCTACCGGCTAAAACCGGAACACTCGCAGGCACCGAGAAGTTCGAGGTCGACGACGGCGCCAGCAAAAGCGTGACTTCCGCGCAGCTGGCCATCCTGGCGCAGCTCATCACTGTGCGGGCCATGACGAGCACGTCAGACACGCTGGTGCTCGCCGACGCGGGTAACGCCGTTCATGCGGCAAACGCCGCGGCCATCACGGAGACGATCCCGACCAATTCGGCTGTCCCCTACCCTATCGGCACGTCGATCCTCGTGCGCCAGACAGGTGCCGGCGTGGTCACGGTGACGCCCGACACGGGAGTGACGCTACGCAATGGGTTGGCCACGTCTAAGACGGCCGGACAGTACCAGGGTTCCATCTCGCTGCACAAGATAGGCACCGACGAGTGGTATCTCGACGGCACCGTGGCGGCTTCCTGATGCCTCGGCCGGCATTCATCGGTGCGATCGACGCGGGCCATGCCGGACCGCCGCCGGGCGTCGCCTACGCTTCCCTGCTGCACCTCGACGGGGCGGATGGCAGCACCACGTTTACGGACTCGCAGGGGCGGACGTGGGCGCGAAATGGCACACACACCAAGATCTCGACGGCGCAGAGCAAGTTCGGCGGCGCGTCGATGAAGGTGGGCAATGGTGGCGAGACAGGTGGCAGCACGGCCAATGGCATCAAGACGAACAACACCTCCGACCTGGTGTTCGGTACGGGCGCCTGGACGATCGAGTGGCAGCAGTTCTGGTCCAGTTTCGCTGATTTCCAGACGGTGCTGGATAAGGGTGGAACAGGCAGCGGCGCGCTGTTGCTTCAGACATCTTCTGGCAGCGGGCAGATTTCGGTCTACGTCAATGGAGCGACGGTCCTTGCGGAGCCGACGGCTCCGGCCACGGGTGTGTGGCTACAGTACCAGCTGAAGTACGACGGCACCGTGTTGACCCTCACCCGGGAGGGCGCGACGCCAGTGACGCAGACCCTATCCATCAATCTAACGAATACCGCGCAATTTAGCTGGGGTGCGTACGCAGATGGGACCTACGCCACCGACTCCTACCTCGACGAGTGCCGGATTACCAAGGGCACCGCGCTTCCCTACGCTACGCAGACTGCGCCTTGGCCAGACTGATCACTTCCGATACCGCCGGCCGCGCCACGCACCGGCCGCGCGGATCGGCCAGTCGGAGGCCCAAGGCGGCATGCGATTCATAATGGCCACGTACTCCTCGCACGAGCCATACCCGATCGGTACCTCGCTCACGTTCTCGTCGTACACGTGCTGCACGATCGGGTAGCCTGCGGCTTCGAGGTTCACCTGGCTGTGGCGGAGGATCCGGTTCGCACTGGCCTGCACGACATTCTCCAGCAGCTTGCCGGAGTAGGTATTCATCCGCTGCCAGCCCGGTGCGCCCATCTTGGGGTTGGTGTTCCACCCCTCGTACGATAGCTCCAGACCGCGCCAGGTTTGCGCCGACTGCTTGAGGCGGGGCGCGTGGTATACAAGGTACGATCGGTCCAACAGCGTGCAATACAGCACGTCTCCGTCGACTACATAGGACAGGCCCGAGTCCGTGCCGTCCATCCGCATGACCGGAAAGGTCGTACCGGGCTGCAGCACGGCGCGCACCGCCATCCCTTCCAAGCCGTGAAGGTAGGGTTGCCAGTTGAGCTTCTGGCCGCCGCCGAGGAACACGATAGCCGGGCTGGCTTTGCGCCAAGCAAGGATGATTTCCTTGGCCTCCGCCTCGGTCCCTTCGAAGCCCATCGCCATAAGCGCGCCGATCCAGCCAAGGAAGCCCAAGGCGAGCTCGGTCACCTTGCCTTTCTTGCGCAGCGGGTGATGCGAGCCGCCATGCAGCTTCGGGTAGTCGAGGATCGTCTCGAGAGGAATGCCGAAGGTCTGCGCGGCGGACGCTTCGTAAATCTTACCGTGCCCACGGAACACTTCGATCCGCCATGACTCATTAGCCAGCATGGCAGTCACGACGGCTTCAATGGCCGAATAGTCCGCACAGATCAACTCATGCCTTGGAGCCGCCACGAACAGCCCGCGCAAGCTGCCCGACACGGCCAGCATCGCATCACCGAACATGAGCTCCACCGTGGCAAGGTCACGCGTGCCGATGGCGGTCAGCGCGTCCTCGGCGGCCTCTGCGCCCCACTCTACTTTTCGGGCGGTCATATAACGTGGGTGAGGGCTAAGAAAAAAGCCCATGCGACGAGGGCGACTAGTATCACCACAATGTGAAAAAGTCTAAAGTCCTCGTTTTTCACCCGACGTTCTCGCCTTGATTGGCGGGACCCCAAACACCCAGGCCGTACGGCCAGTTACCCGAGGCGGAATGAGGAAAAAACTCTTTGACGACTTCGTTCATGCTTTGTTTGACGACGTCGAGCATTCCTTCCCCTGAGTGAAAAAGATGTGCGCAAGGCGCGCTGCGACGTATGATCTCAACCATCATCTCTTCCGCGGTTTCTTTACGCACCGCGTCAACAGGCAGAAGGTCGCCGGCATCATTTTTAACGTAGTACTGAGTGCTCAATTGGATTCTCCGATGAGTATTTTTGCGTATAGGGGAAGCACCACGTAGGTTTCTTTATCCCACTCGGCCATTCGTTTAGCGGCTTCCGATGCTTCTTCCCAGCTACGGAAAAAGCACTCGACCTCTTTCCACACAAGCTCTCCGTCGCTTTTCTGAAGCATGTACGCTACGGCACGGAGAGTGTAAGGGCTGAGCGGACGGTCATTGGTATCACGCATGACAAACAACCCACAATGCTATGCCTGCCGTACAAACCACGGTTCCTAGCACTGTAGTGACGGCCAAAATATTGTCGTGAATGAAATTAATCATGACTGACTCTCCTCAAGGTGCAACGAGCGTAACGCATACTGACGAAGCTGTCAATGCCGGCGCCTTTCAAAAAGTACGCGACGAGGGATCGGCAGAAAAGCCCCACTCTACCTTTCGAGCGGTCACTCAACTAACTCCATATCGGTGGCGAAAGGAAGCTGCACAGAACCCATGTAACAATATTTGCCGAACGTGTTCATAACGTCCCACAGTGGCCACTCGGACCAGCCGTCCACTTCCTTCGGCATAGCCCGGTATCGTTCCGGGAGTTCGTTTAGCTGCTTCTGAAACTCGGCACGGCCGAAGTCAGTCAAGCGAATGCGGACCTTACGATTGAGGTTGAGGATCATTCCAGCGTCTCCAAGTATTGCTCCGCCTCGGCCCGTGTCGTAAAGGCACGGTACGGCGGAAAGTCCGTCCAGGGATGCTTGCGTGACCGACGCATCTGGAGCACGTAGCGCCACCCGTCACGCGTGGGCGCGATGATCACTTTGTACTCGGTGCGGGTTGTGAGGGCGGTGGTCACGGGCCGATCGCTCGGTAAGTGTTTTCAGTTGCGCCGTTGTGTTCAAGCGCTGCGGCCAGGCGTTCCACAGCGGCTACGACTTTGGCGTCGCCCAACCAATAGAACGAAGCGACTTGCATCTGAAAAAGAAGGTCTTTGGCCGCCACGTCGACTTCACGACGTTTGGCCGCTTCAAGCAGACTTTTGACAGCGCTGTGCATTACGCGTAACTCCTCTGGAATTTGGGGCCGCGACGATACGTTTTAGCAGAACCGTCATACACGAGGTTGTCTGGAGCTGCACTCATGTAAGTTTTCAAATCGTCGCTAGCCTGAGGCATGCTGACGCCGTAATAGTCCATGACGGCGGAGCGGTTCACGTGTCCATACTGGTGGACGAGAAAATCAATGAAGCGCAGGCGCTGCTCAACGGCGTACGACCGGCGCGCCATTACGGCGACACCGGCTTCGTGGAAACGCTCTGGCCGTCCTCGAATGCGTTCCGGCACTGCTCTCCCAAGACGCGACGCTCGGTCTGGTCGTCGTGGTCCATCACGTAATCGGCCACAAGGGCGGGAACAACGCCAGGACGGTTCTTAACGATAACGTGGATTTTCAGCATCAGTATTCTCCGGTAGGTGGAATAACTTTACCCATCTGTGACGAAGCTGTCAAGACCATTTAGAGCTAATTTCCAAAAGAAATTCTTCAATCTTCTTCAGGGCCTTTTTCTCTCGATACAGAAAGTAAAATTTTAATGAAACCTGCAAAACTGCCAGAAAGACCAGCTCGACGAGATACACGCGCAGATACCAATCCGCCTCAGATGTAGCCATCTCTTACTCCACGCTAGAGCCGCACCACGGGCACGCCGTGAGCGACATTGAGAAATGGTGCGAGCAGTCGTCGCACCGGTAGACGTACACGCCAGAACTATTGGGCAGATTGGTGGGCTGCGGACCGGAGCCGGTCGGGCGTCCCGTTCGCGCGCCATGGAAGGTATAGAGGTCGTGCAGCCGTCCATCGGCGGCCAACTGGTTGCGAATAGCGAACACCTTCTTGACCGATGCACTGCCCACGAAAGAGCGTATTTGCAACGCGCGGCGCGGAGCAGCGGGCAACTCGCCGGAAAGCGCCGCCTGCACGTTCTCGTCGTCCATGCTGGCCATCTCAACCCCGTGGTGCTCACGTAGCCACGCCGCGAGCCGTTGCGTCTGGCTCGCCTTCGTGACCACGCCGCCCGTGAGTGCCGCCAGCTCCGCGTTGTACTGCCGGTGCGCCTGCTCGATGATGGCGATGCACGCGTGCAGGCCGTCCTGGTCGATGGCGATGCCGCGCTGGTTAATGGCCTGGTCGATGAACCAGTATTCCTGCTCCTCTGGCGAGAGGTCCGGCACCTTGGCGCTCACCTCCGATTCGGCCACGATGTCCCGGGCGTTGTAGGCGTACAGGCGCGGGCCGTCCACCGGGTCGTCTTCGGGCCGGATGCGCTGGCGCGGGTCGGCCTTGGTCGGGCTGCGCGGCTGCGAGAAGCGCTGCAGCAGGCGCGTGCCGTCCTTATCCTTGCCGTGCTCCACGGCCAGCACCTCGCCCACCTTGTCCAGCGCGGGCGGCAAGGCCCAGGCGCGGCCCTTGGCCTGCGCGCACCGTACCTGACGTAGCGGTAGCGGCGGGGCGCCATAGCGCTTGACCATCTGGCGCCACACCCACATCTCGAACCCCGCGTTGAACGCCTCGATCAGCCCGCCGGCGGCAATGTGGTCGTAGAGGTCTTGCGGCACGGGCATGGCCGGCGTCCAGAGCTTCGGGCCGCTGCCGTCCTTCAGGTTGTATGCCAGGCTCAGAATCTCAAAGGTGGAGTGCTGCGTGTAGGCCGCGGCGCCCACCACCGCAATGCCGCTGCGGGCATTCTCGGCCGCCACTTTCCACCGGCCGCCATTGGCACGTCCCGTGGCACTCGTGCTGGGAAGCACCCACACGTACCCGGCCTCCGAGTAGGTCTCGAAGTCCATGTCGGGCAGCACGGTGCTATAGGAGCGCCCGGCGCGCAGGCGGTAGCCGGCGGGAAGATCGTGCAGGGTGGGCGGTGGTGGAAGGGTCACGCAAACGTCTCCCACCACTGCCACAGGTTAACGATCGGAACGTCCAGTGCGGTAGCGAACTGCACGCAATTGCAGGTACCACCGAGCGAGCCGTCCCATAGCGCAATGACGCCACTGGCGCGCCGGACCATGTATTTGTTGCGTTCCATCATCGCTTTTACCGAATAGCGCGGAGACACTTCGATTACCTTGGTTGCGCGTGACAACAGCGTACGGTACCTCTCTTGCGAGTCACGCGGCCACTTGGACTCTTGACCCGGAAACGGCACGGCGGCCTCCCATGGAATGCCGAGGTCAACGCAAGCCTGTGCGCACGCTTGGTCCCAGCCTTGTGCCATGCCTGAGACGAACAGCGCGGGCCGGTGCTGGCGCAAGTACCACGCTGCGAAGTCTTCCACCTTGGCCTGCACGCGCGGGTCGTAGCCTCCCAGTTTGTCCGGCCTATGGCCGGTAGCGCACCAGGTGATCGTCACTTTGGAGGCACTCCCAAATATTCACGCCACGGCACCTTGACGCCGTTGACCAGAAAGCCCCACGTACCGCGGTACTTCCACGTGATGAACAGCGTCCACGCGCCGCCCGGAGCTACCCAGTAAATCCGATGAAACTCACTGAAGCGCAAAGATGCGGTATCTCCACTCCAGTACTCGCGCAAAGCGCCACGTTTACGCTCCTCGTCGTAACCGCCGCGAAGAATGATTGTCCGCGCGTTCCACGGGTGGTCGTGCAGGTGCCGGTCCTGGTCCTCGACGCAGATGTGATGGACGCGCACTGACGGCAGCCACGCCCAGCGCTTGCGCTCATCACCCGCGCCTGGGTATGGGTTGAAGAGCCACCAGCGGCCCATGTAAAGCGTCTGGCCGTCCGGGCTCATGATGGGCGAGTAGGGCGTGCGCTGCGCTCGTGCGATAAGCCAGTCGGCTACGCTGGGGATGGCGCAGATGCGGGCAAGTAGGGGCCACAACATCACTCTTCCTCGTCGGAACGAGAACGGCGCTTGCGCTTCGGGCGTGCCTCGGCCTCCGCCCTCGAAGCAGCCAGCGCCGCAGCTTCCAACTCGGCCACGTTGTAATCGTATTCGCGAGGCAGCGCGAAGTTACCTTTGCGGCCAGTCAATTCCTCAACCAAGACAGCGTTGAAAAAGTCCTTGGCGTTCAAGAGCTCCGCGCCGTCCATTTGCTCGCGAGCGCCGGTCAAGGCCTTACCGATCGCCGCGTAAATATCTTGCTCGCTAACGGCGCGGCCTGGCGTCATGCCAACCGTCACGGTTGCAATTCGATTGCCGATTTTCAGCGTGACCTTCGCGTCGAACTGGATCGGGCCTATGAATTTGTTTGTCACGTCTTGCTCCTGTAAGTAGCGCCCCGCTCGACCAGGGCGCCGGGTGCGTTACGCGGCGGTCACGTACTGATGCTGGAGCGCAATCTCCAGCGACCAGCCCGGGGAGGCGATCAGCGACTCGACGCTCGTCGCGCCCTTGCTGATGGCCAGCTCGGTCAGACGGTACGTGGGGCCCGGCACGTCCAGCGGGGCCGTGTGCGGCACGGTGGGGGTCGGAGCAGGCGGAGCGGACATGGGCGGTGTGGGGGGTGTCAGCCCACCCTGCGGCGTGAGCGTGCCACCGGGCGGCAGGGCCGCGCCGCCGAAGCCCGCCGCGGACGCATCGGCCGTAAAGGTAATTTCCGGACCGTGCCCTGCGTGCGCCACAAAGTCGTGGTTGACGTAGATGCCCGGGCTGTCACCGGTATTGCCCTTCACGCTGCCGAGCACCTGGATGTAATGGCCCGGCTTGATCGAGTCGGCCGGGACCGGCGCGCTGCCGTCCGAGTTGACCGTCTTGACCGCGAAGCGAGAGGAGAACCAGACGATCCAGCAGCCGGCGTAGTTGGGATTGTCGGACGGCTTCTTCCCTTTCTTGTTCGGCACCTGGCTATCGCCGTCCGTCACCTTCCACGAGAAGGTCGGCGCGAGGCTCTGGCCCTGCGGAAAGTCACGCGTGGCCACGGCGACCATCTGCGCGCCCCACGGTTCGGCCTTCCAATCGACGCCCGGACGCTTGGCGATGGCCATGCCGAACGAGTAGTCCATTACGGCGCTGCCATCCGCGTTCTTGACGGGCTGACCGTTGGAGGTAACCGGCTGCCCGGTGGTGAGCGAGCCGCCCACGAATCGGCCGGACAGCTTTGGGCCGGGGAACAGTACGGAGGTTGCTTCTTTGCTCATTGCTTGAATGCCTTTGCGACTTGGGTGTAATTGATCGGTGCCAACTTGAGCGCACCGGGCGGACGTTGAGAGTATTGCGATATGACAGCTTCGTCAATACCGAGTTTGATGGCCTGCGTCGGCGTGATGCATTCCGGCTTGGACACATCCTTGCCGTACATGAGTTGCATGGCCGCGATGACCTCGGCGGCAGGCTTGCTCCACTTGAGGCGCGACTGGCCGCGCTCCATGTGCCAGCCCGGTACGGACAGCCCCGTGCCGATTTGTGCCGCTGCGACAGCCTCCAGGCCGGCGATCCGTGCAGAGACCATCTGGTCGATGCGCTTCAACATGGTCAACTCCGCACCGACAACGGCCGGCGGCGGATCAAACGGCGTATTGCCGCCCACGTAGTCCGCCAATTGCGAGACGTAACGTTGGTTGGCCTCGCATCCGACGATGGCGCTGCAATTCTTGCACTGGACAGGCCCTGCGATGGTCGGCGCGTTGTGGTCCATGGCCCGAGCCTCCCGGTCGGACCAGTAGTTGAAGTGGGCGCGCAGGTCGGTCAGCTTGCCGCACCAGCGGCGGATCGGACCGAGGCGGCCATACTCGCGCGGCTGCACGATGGTGAACTCGAACGTCCATTCCTGGTCGTCCTCGGGCCAGCCGCCCAGATCCGTCTCGATCACGCCTGCCAGGTACTCGATGCCTTGCGGGTTCTCGTGTGCCTCGACGTAACCATGGCCGTACTTGTAGTCCCAGACACGGATGCGCTTGCGGTAGCGGTCAACGTAACGGGCGTCGGGCGTTCCGTAGCACTCAGCGTGAATGAGGTTGGGCGCGGCTACCGGTCGCTCAACGACGAGAGCCTCCCACACCTCGACCGCCATGCCGATGCGGTCCATCACGTCTTTTGCAACCATCAAGGCGCCGTCTATCATGTCCTGATCGGAAGGTATGCCGTTGGGCAGGATCGTGCCGACCGGAGAGTAGCTGGCGTATGTGAGATACTCGGCCATCACGTGGTGCGCCGCAGTGCCCTCCGCAGCTTCCGGCGTCTCCACCTGCGGCACGCGTGCCTCGAGCGCACGGCTACCCGGGCAGCGACCGCGCCGGAACGCGCCGCTCGGTGCGAGTGGGGCGTGCGTGCCGGTCATGACCGGCGGATCTCATCCAGCGCGTTGAACGCCGCCGTGGCCAACTCGGGCTTGGCGATGCACGCGGCCGCAAACTCCGGCAGGCTCATGCCCAGGACCGAGACGTAAAGCTCCGGCTTGTTGAGGGTCTCCTGGTTCGCCATGATCAGGTTCACCACGTCGGAGTAGCTGCGCTGGACAAGCGAGACAGGCACCGGGGGCGGAAGCTGACCATGTGCAGCCGCTTCATTGAGTGCTTCGTTGTATGCGGCGCGGCCAGCAGTTGGGATCGGCGGGACCGGTACGGGCGGCGCGGCCAGCGGCAAGTCCGCTTCGGTCAGCTGGGGCGCCTGCACCAGCCCGCGCAACTCGGCCTCCACGGCCTGCTTGTTCTCGTCCGGCACATTCTTGCGGTAGCGCCATGTGCCGTCCGCATTGATCGCGCGGCTGGACGAGTGTATCCGTTCGTCCCAGGGCAGGCCATTCTTGTCGAGGCCCGTACCCTTCGAGAAATTGCCGTTTGAAAAGTCCGAACGCGCCATTTCGTCGGTTTCCGAAGGCTGGGGATCTGGCGACGCGGGCGGAAGGGACTCGACGGCCCGAATCTCTTCGCTCGTCAAGGCGCCTGCGAACTGCTCGGCCTCCGTGTACGGCGGCGGCGGATTGAGCGGAAGGTCGTCTTCGGTAAGCTGGGTAGCCTCGGGGTCTGAAATGCCACCAACGAAACGTGGCATGATCGGCTCGCGCTTACCAATCGTGACAGGCCCGCCGAACTCTTCGTAGGTAAATTCAGGTTCGTCGATGTTGTTTACCAGTCCGCCCAGCGCCAGCACCGCATTGGCCACGCGGCGCGTCTGTTCGGGCGACTCGTCGCCGGTCAGGTGGAAGTTGAAGTGCATCATTGCTGCCTTTTGGTGGTTGACGGGAGCCGACAGTACGGTATGATTGACCAAGCTGTCAACAGGAATTTTCATGCTACGTCAAAATCAGTTACGACCGATGGCCGAGGTTGAGGCAGCGTGGTCTCAAGGGCTGCGATTCGTGGTCTTGGTCGCTCCGACCGGCTTCGGTAAGACGGTCTGTCTGGCCTACATGATCCAGCGCGAGACGGGTTACACACTGGCCAAGGCGCACCGCCGCGAGCTTATCGGGCAGATGGCCATGGCGATGGCGCGTAACGGGGTGCGCCATCGTATCATCGGGCCGCCCAACCTGATCACGAAGATAGTGCGCAAGCAGATGCGCGAGTTGGGCCGCAGCTTCTACGACCCTAACGCCAAGTGCATCGTGGCCAGCGTTGACTCGATTAACCTGTCCAAGCCAGACGTGCTGGCGCTGCTGAAGCTGGTCACGCTAGTCGTGGTGGACGAGGCGCACCATCTGCTGCGCGACAACAAATGGGGCAAGGTGGTCGCCGAGCTCCACCCGGAGTGTCGCGGGCTGCTCCCGACGGCCACGTGCTTTCGCAGCGACGGCAAGGGTCTGGGGCGGCACGCCGACGGTTACGCCGATACAATGGTCTTTGCGGACAAGCTCCGGACCGTCATCGAGCAGGGCTTCCTGGTCGACTACAAGCTCGTCCTGTCCAAGCCGTCCGACTATGAGCGACCCGCCGAAGACGACGTGACGCCAAGCGGCGAGTTCCGGCCAGCCGCCGCCGCAAAGTCCGTCCACGCATCCAAGCAGATTGTCGGCGACGTGGTGGCCGAGTACCTCAAGCACGCCCGCGGTAAACTCGGCCTGACTTTCGCGGTGGATATTCCGGGTGCGATGGAGCTGGCCGAGGCGTACCGTGCGGCAGGCGTGTCGGCCGAGGTCATCACCGGACAGACCGACCCGGACTGGCGGGACAAGGTGTTCGAGCGGTTTGAGCGGCGCGAGGTGCTGCAGATCGTTAACGTCGGTATCGCCGGTGAGGGAACGGACATTCCCGGTGTGGAGGTGGTCAGCATGGCCGCCCCGACCATGAGCAAGGGCTGGTTCGACCAGATGTTCGGCCGGGTGCTGCGTCTGTTCATCACAAAGGAGCAGATGGCCGCGTGGGACACTCTTGCCGTGGCGGAGCGCCTGGCGGCCATCGCGGCCAGCCCCAAGCCGTACGGCCTCGTGATCGACCACTGTGGCAACGTCATGCAGCACCTGCCGCCAGACGGGCCGAGGTTCAACACCCTTGAGCGCCGAGACCGCCGCGCTAAGTCCAAGGACGACGGCATCATCCCCATGCGCATGTGCCTGGGTACGGAGGAGCAGCCCGGGTGCTTCAAGCCGTACGAGAAGACCCTGCCGGCCTGTCCCTTCTGCGGTTGCCCGGTGCCGCTGCCCGCCGTGGGCCAGCGCAAGAGCCCGGAACAGGTGGACGGCGACCTCTTCCTGCTCGACCCCGACGCCGTGGAATTGCTCCGTCAGGGCAAGCTCAGCGCGGAAGCCTTTGCGCCATCCGTGCCATTCGGAGCGACGCCAGCCATGGCCCAGGCGGCCCAGAACAAGCATCGCGAGCGCGGGCAGGCACTGGTGGCGCTCAAGGCCGCAATGGCCCTATGGTGCGGCGCCGAGCGAGACGCAGGCCATGACGACCGGATGATACAGCGGCGGTTCTTTCACATGTGGGGCGTGGACGTGCTGACCGCACAGGGACTGAGCCGTGCCGATGCGGAGGCGTTGCGGGTGCGGGTCGAGGCGCAACTGGCGGTACGGCAAATAATTGCCCGGTAGGTATTGACAGCTTCGTCAAAGAGCGTATATTCCGTTCCACACCGACCGCAACGGAGCGAGCGAAATGACCAACATGCCCACCTACCCGCGCATCACCCAGCCCCTGGCGCACGCGCCCAAGCCGGACGTAACGACCCATGAGGACATCGACTGGCGCACAGTCAGCGTGGCCGAGGCGATCGACGCGGAGCGCCAGCGCGTGATGGACCAGAGAGTCAAGTTGGCCAGCCTCGGTCGTAAATGCGGGAAGTCGGGCATGTTCGCGGTGCGCAAGCCCAGCAAGTGGAACACGCTGCTTCAGGTTCTCGGCATTCGGAGGATGTCATGATCCGCACTTACTATGGCACTCAAAAAGAAGACTCTGAGCGAATGGCGTCTGCGCTGGCGGCGTATAAGTGGACGATGTTCGTTGTCGTAACGGGCAACCCTTTCGATGAGGGACTGGGGGTTTTTGGGCCATACCCTCTGTACGCCGACGCCAAAGAAGCGTTGGAAGAATCAGGGCTTTCCGGTTGGATCTCAGAACTACGCGGCCCCCATATCGAAGTTGAGGACGCGTCATGACCTTCAAATTTGGCCAGCGTGTCGTCCGGGTCGGCGCGGAGGGGAACGTCCCTCTCGGCACCGAAGGCACCGTGCTTCTCCTTGATGAGCGCGGCAACTTCCTAGTGACTTGGGACGATCCAAAGGGAGGCGGTATTGCCTACAACACCAAGGAGTTTTACACCGCGGGAATGGAAGGGACGATCGTTGCAGCCAAGGCTTGCCGATGAGCGCCCCTCGCGAGCACACCGTCACCCTGCGCGCCAACAAGACCAGCACATGCCGCAACTGTGCCAAGCGCCTCGTGCGCACGCATACTTTCTACGCGCCGACCTTTGCCGAGGCGCACCGCCAGCGGCACGCGTGGGCGTGCGTCACCAAGGAGCTCTGTCAGTCATGCGCATCGTAGCCGTCCTGATCCTCCTGGCGCTGCAGGTGTGGGCCACTCTGTGGGGTAACGACCCGGAGCTGTCCAACATTTGCACGGGTGCCGCCATCCTCATGCTGCTGACCGGAGCGTGCCGCCATGCAAGATAACCGGGCGTTCGTGTTGGGCTTCATCTGTGCGGCACTCCTCGGCACGATGTGGGCCGGGTGTGCGTTTCTTATCATTCACTGGGGCTAGGCAAATGGCAAAGTTTAAGGTTGGAGATCGGGTTCGGGTTAAAGACGGAATCGAATTGCGGGACGGCGATATCAAAGTGGGTGTCTACACGGGTGCTCTCGCATGGGTCGTCGGGTTCGGTTACAAATCTCCGATCGTCGGAGAAGATGTTGTATACGTGAAGTTCGACCACGCGGTCGGCGTCGGACTGGATACCAATGCCGACGGCTCTTACCAGATGTGGACGAAAACGTTGGACTTGGTCATCGGTGTGTCGGTGTCCGCGGCGATAGACGCCTACCAGCAAGCTTGCACGGACTTTGAGGCGGCCCAGCTTGCCCTGGAGAAGGCCAAGGCTGCCGTGCAGGACGCTCGGCTCAATCTGCGCGACGCGTTGGATGGTGAGTCGTGAGCTCGGCCTGGCGGTGGGAGCGAGACCCGAAAGCTTCGCAACTTCTCGAAGGCGACGTAGGGAGTATCGTACGGGCCGACGGTAGCGCGGTCTGTAGTTTTGGCGATGATACGCAGTACTACCCGAGTGCTGGCTGGCCACCTGAGCCGGAAGACTTGGCCACCATTTTGGCGTCTCCTGTCATGAAGGCCGCCATCGAGCAGTTCGAAGCATGGTGGATCGCTGACGGTCATAACCATTTCAACGGTGCGCCCGCGTGCGTCTTTGCGTTGCGGGAAGCTGCGGCGCTGGCAAGGGGTGAGTCATGAGCCACAATAGGCGCGAATTCGAAACGTGGTTCAAGTCTCTGAACACCGACTACGTGGTCTCGTGGCGGGAAGATAAATTGATTTATTCGTCCCAGTACCTGCAGCTAGCTTGGATGGCCTGGAAAGAGGCCAAAGCGCGGGGCTATCGGGTCGGCATGGAAGACGCGCGATGAATAGTCCATTGTACGCATGGGCCCGCCGGCACAACCTCACCTGGCAATGCGTGGAGGAGCTTCGCGCCATCTTCGGCCAAGACGTGCCGAGCGCGCCAGTCCTGCAGGATATATCCGAGGCGGCTGTCCAGTCGCGCATCCGGGTCGAAGCGCCCAAGCGCGGCTATATGCTCTGGCGTAACAACGTCGGAATACTCCGAGACGAGCGTGGCGTACCCGTGAGCTTTGGCCTTGCCAATGACCGGCCGGGCCTTAACAAGCGGCTCAAGTCCTCCGACCTGATCGGGTGGAAAGCCACGCTGGTCACGCCGTGCATGGTGGGCAGCTACGTGGCGGTCTTCTGCTCGTTCGAGGTGAAGGAGGCCGTCTGGACATACAAGGGCGATACGCACGAGAAGGCCCAGGAAGCGTGGCTTAAACTGGTCGCCGCTGATGGCGGGATCGCGCGGTTCATCACATCGGAGACGCAATTGTGAGGTACCTTCCATCCGGAAAGCCCCTGCCGCGTTGCACGGCTCGTCAGAGTGACGTAATACGTGGTCGTGCCGAAGGCAAGCCGTACACGCAACTGTCGCGGGAAACCGGCATAGCGCCGAGACGCTTGCAACGTATGGAACAAGCCGCGCTTAAACGGCTCGTGCGGTACTTGGACCAGACGACGTTCCTGGGCGCGGTGTAGTGTACCGTTGCCGCTGCAACCGTAAGGCCTGCCAGCGCCGCCGGTCACTGCGCATGCACCCGGATGACTACCTGCGTCGGCCACGTTGTGCGTGCCGCAAGGGCCATCTGCGGATCGACCCGTTCCGCAATAGCGGGCGGGAGACTGCGGGCCGTGTGTGCCGGTGCTCGGGGTATTGGTTTCCCCATCGCGCGGGCGGCGGGTGGTGTGAGCAGGGAAACTGGACGGCTGAACAACTTAGACAGAGGATTGAGGGCTAATGCAACTTTACTTGGGCGATTGCCTGGATGTCCTGCCGACGTTGCCGGACAAGTCCGTCGACATGATCATGTGTGACCTGCCGTACGGGACGACACAGAACAAATGGGACAGCGTGATCGACTTGCCCACGTTGTGGGAGCAGTACCGCCGTATCTGTAAAGGCGCGATCGTCCTGACGGCTCAGCCTCCGTTTGATAAGCTGCTCGGCGCGTCCAATTTGGGCATGCTTAAGTACGAGTGGATTTGGCGTAAAAGCAAACCGACTGGGCACCTCAACGCTAAGAAGCAGCCGATGAAAGAGCATGAAAACGTGCTGGTTTTTTACGAGACGCAACCGACGTATAACCCGCAAGGTTTGGTTCGGAAAGAAGTTCCGACGATTCGCAAAGGCGGTGCGGGGAACGGATCGAATTATGGTGATAGCGCTAAGGACGCGTTGCAAGAATTCGAAAAATACCCTCGATCAGTTCTTGAGTTTGCGAGTGAAGCCCGGACGGTACACCCCACCCAAAAGCCCGTTGCGCTCATGGAGTACCTGATCCGGACGTACACGAATTCCGGTGATGTGGTCCTGGACAATTGCGCGGGTAGTGGCAGCACGGGCGTTGCGGCTCTCCAGTCCGGCCGTCAATTCATCGGTATCGAGCGAGAGTTGGAGTACTGGCTGATAGCGCATGCCCGCCTCTCCGCGATTGACACCTCCGTCAGCAACGCCTAGTATCTTATCGCCTATCTCCCATTTGGACCGACCATGCCGCAGTTTGACCGAACCACCTTGCTCGATGCCGCCCTGACCGTGGCGCACGGCAAGCACTACACGCAGATGACCCGCGAGGACGTGGCCGCCCAAGCCGAGTGCGCGCCGGCCCTCATCAGTTACTACCTGGGCCGCATGTGCGACGTCCGTGACGCCGTGGTCGACTTGGCCCGCAAGCGCGGATGCCTGCGCCTCCTCCACGCGGCGCCTGTTGGGGACTCGCGCAACTCGGGCCGTAATGGGCCGGTACGGAGTGCATCGTGATACGCCGCGTCTACTGGGACGGTAAGTGGTGGACGCAGGTTAAGCCTATTCCAGGCCAGGCCGCGTGGTGGAAATTGTGGCTACGGTACTCGGCGTACCCCTTCCCTAAGTTGTTTCACCGGGTTCGGATGGCCAACGTGCAGTCGCTGCGTTTCTGGCGCTTCGAGCTGATGACGTGGGCGTCGTGGAAGCCGACCGTTGCGCGTCAGTTACACCCGGAATGCTTCGTCGAAGTCATCGACGCGTAGTTTTTAGCTAGGCAGGGCACCCCATGCAGTCTCTTCCTCCCGCGCTGCAACCGCTCGCAGCGTACAGGCAGTTCATCGCCTACCAGTTGGTGCCCGACACGTCACGTCCGGGCAAGACGTTCAAGTACCCGATCAATATCGCCACCGGCCGTAAGCACGACCCGACCGACGCGTCCGCTTGGCATAGTCACGATGAAGTGAGCGCGTGGGTCGAGTCGCGGGCGGACCACGGCTGCGCGTTTGTGTTCACAGAGGAAGACCCGTTCTTCTTTCTGGACATTGACGGCCAATGGATTGACGGCATGTGGTCGCCGCTGGCGCTCCAGCTGGCCACCCGCCTCAATGGCGTAGCCGTGGAGGTGAGCCAGTCCCATACCGGCCTGCACCTGATCGGCCAGTACCGGGGCGCGCGGCCCGTGCATGGCTGCAAACCGCCCAAGGCCCGGCAGCTTCCGCTGGAGCTCTACACGGCGGACCGCTTTGTCGCGCTGACCGGTCTGTCCGCCGCCGGTGACGCCAGCGTGGATGCCACTGAGGCGCTGCTGTCCATCATTGGCGACTACTTCCCGCCGAGCCTGGGCGCCGAGCTGGAGGATGGTTGGTGGTCCGAGGAGCCCGTGCCGGAATGGACCGGGTACGCCGACGATGAGGAAATGCTCCGCGTGGCCATGCTGTCCACCAGTGCCGCCGCGGCCTTTGGTGGCAAGGCGACTTTCGCGGATCTGTGGCACGCCGACGAGGCCAAGCTGGCCGCCACGTACCCGGGCGATAATGGCCGGTTGTGGGACGGCAACAGCGCCGATATGGCCCTGGCGCAGCACCTGGCCTTCCACACGGGCAAGAATGCGCAGCGCATGCTCGAGCTGATGCCCCGCTCCGCGCTGGCGCGTGACAAGTGGGAGCGGCCCGACTACCTGCCCCGGACCATCCGCAAGGCCTGTGCGCAACAGGTGGACGTGTTCAAGCGGCGCGAGGTGCAGCCATTGGACCGTGAGCTGCCCATCGTGGCCACGCCGGCTGCCGCGCGCCTCTTGGCGCGTCGCATCCAGGGCGAGACGTTCCTGGGCGCCGACCAGCAGACGACCCTCTTTGAAGGATGCTGCTACGTGGAGGACCAGCACAAGGTACTCACGCCGGACGGCGCGTTGCTGGCGCCCGGGCAGTTCCAGGTGCGCTTCGGCGGGTTCACGTTCGCCATGGACCCGGAAGGTAAGCGCATGGTCCGCAACGCCTGGGAGTGCTTCACGGAGAGCCAGCTGCTCCAGTTCCCCAAGGCGGACACCGCGGCCTTCCGGCCCGATCGGCCACTGGGGGAGATTGTGGAGGAGGGCGGCTATCGACGGGTCAATTCTTACGTGGAGGTTAGCGTGCCGCGCCAGGCGGGCGATGCGAGCCGATTCTGGCGGCACCTTGAGCTCATCCTGCCCGACCCGCGCGACCGGCAAATCCTGGTCAGCTACATGGCCGCCTGCGTGCAGTACAAGGGCGTCAAGTTCCAGTGGGCGCCGCTGGTCATCGGGCCGCCCGGCAACGGCAAGACCCTGCTCACCCGGTGCGTAGCCAACGCTATCGGAAAGCGGTACGTGCATTGGCCCAAGGCGTCCAAGCTGGCCAAGCAGTTCAACGGCTGGATGGTGGGCAAGCTCTTCTACGGCGTGGAGGACATCTACACGGCGGACGCCAAGGTCGACGTGATCGAGGAGCTTAAGCCCATGATCACCGGTGGCGACGGTCTGGAAATCGAGTTCAAGGGGGTGGATCAGGCCAGCGCGGATATCTGCGGCAACTTCATGTTCAATTCCAACCACGATAACGGTATCCGCAAGACCAAGGACGACCGCCGGTTCGCCATGTTCTTCACGGCCCAGGAGTTGCGGGGATGGGACGTGGAGCGTAGCGAGATGCGCGGATCCTACTTCCCCGACCTGTACGACTGGCTGCGCGCGGAGGGCTACGCCATCGTGGCCGAGATGCTGCACACTTACGCCATCCCGGACGAATTTAATCCGGCCAAGGGCTGCCACCGCGCGCCGCGCACCTCCACCACGGACCGTGCCATCCACGCGGGGATGGGCCGCGCCGAGCAGGAGATACAGGACCGCATCGAGCAGGACGCGCCGGGCTTCCGCGGTGGCTGGGTCAGCAGTAGCGCCATGCGCCAACTCTTTGCCGACGAGCGGATCACCATGCCTCGGTCACGCTACAAGGATGTGATGCAGGAACTGGGCTATGAGTTGCACCCGCACCTCACGGATGGCCGAGTGAACCAGCTGGTCAGCCCGGACAACAACAAGCCGCGCCTGTACGTGCGGGCCGGTAGCGGTCTGGAGCACATCACGGACCCCAAGCTGGTGGCCGAGGCGTACCAGGCGGCGCAATTGGGGATGGGGTGAGTGTTGACAGCTTCGTCAAGGACGGGTAGAGTGGTCAGCACTAACAGAGAGAAGACAATGAACTCTTTCATTCACATGAGCCAGTTTCCCGATTCAGTTAAACGCGAGCCGATGCTGGTCAACCCGTACACCGGTGAGACTCGCGATCCTCGGGACGTTGAGTCTGACCCTTTCGGCATTCTGGTCATTGACCCCTCCAAACCTCTTTTGGCGGCCAAGTGATGTACGCAATCGAACTACAAAGTTACAACACGGGGTGCAAGGCCCGCATCGGTGCGCCGATCGCCACGTACGAACGCGCGGCCAATCTGGCCCGGTCGGTCAGTAATGATCCGTTTTGGTGGCGTGAGCAGGCGCCGTCCGAGGCAGCCATGGGTGGTCGGCCGTTAGTGGTGGGCGTCGCTGGCGGTTGGCTCTCGGTGGTGCGGCTATGACCCGCAGCGACGCAGCGCGCGACCTACTCGTCCACATTGACCAGCTGCGGGGCGCCCTGGCTGCACGCGAGGCCGACATGACCCAACTGGCCATTGCGACCGGGCATACCAGCCTGGTGCGTACGGTGCGCGGGATGGCCGATGCGGTCGAGAAGGCGCGGCACAGAGTGGAACGGGTGACACGCGACGTTAAGGAGCAGAAGAAATGATGACGCTTGCACAAGTTGCGTGGAAGCTCGGCGAGTTGGCACGAGAAGGTGCAGTGCGCTATGACGCGCACGACATGGCTGTGATGTGCTCACAGATGGCCGATGCAGTCACAGCCCACCTATCCCAACCCCAGCCCGTTGCGCAGGGGGAGGCTTTGGCTTGGCAGTATCGATGCATCACGGAGGAAGGCCCGTCGAAGGTGTGGCACATGATCGACAAGGAAACCTACGATAGGTGGAGGGAAACCTCATGGTCGCGAATGGAGTTCCGCGAGCTATTCGCCACACCCACCATCCCCACCGGATACAGGGTCGTTCCGGTTGAGCCGACACCTGAAATGTTAGAGCGGGCCAGAGAAGTACATGCGCCACTTGATGGTGAAGACGATGACTTCGACTACGAGTTCACGCGTACGTGGAAAGCCATGATCGCCGCCTCACCTTCCGCTGGGGGTGTGTGATGCCTACGACAGCACCTTGGGGTCTTGCGCACCGGGTGGATATGCGAAAGCTATGGCGCTATCCCGGCACTCCAATTCCAGACCGACTCAAGTTCCGATACAAGGAAAGGCCATGACCACCAGCGTCACAGATGAAATGGTTTCCGCCGCAGATGATGCCTACGACAAGCATTGGGCGAATTGTGGCGACCACTATGCGGCTATGCGATGCGCGATAGAGGCAGCCCTCCGCAGCCAGGGCAAGGTGGAAGGCTGGCGTCCTATCGATACGGCACCGAAGGATGGTTCTACCGTTCTTGCCTATTCCCCTGTAGACGGTCCATTCACTTCGCGATGGGAGGGCCGAATTTGGCAGGGCCAGCCATGGCGTCCGTATAAGGAGGCACTAAAGGCAAACCCGACGCACTGGATGCCGCTACCTTCCGCACCAACGAACGACCTAACCGCCATCATCGGCGAGGGGGATTGAGGTGGCTAAGGGATGGGAACGTGTAGATCATCGTCCTGCGTACACGAGCCATGGCGTGAAGGTCATTCACATGGTCACTAGTGGCGGGTACGTCATGGTTAAAGAGGCGCGGCAACGGCCGTTCGTTCTGACGTTGAAAGAATGGGCGAATCTTACCAAAGAACCGCCGAAAGGAGGTGGGCAGTGAACATGGTTGAGGGATTGAAGGACCTTCGTTACGAGATTGAGCAGCTTTTAGAGCTGGCTGCCAAGGGCGAGAAACACTGGGAATGGGAAGGCGTGTATGAGACTGATGCATCTTCGTTCATACGCGCTCACGGTCACTCTATTGTTTCGCTGATGGCGGATGCTGAGCGCATCGAATGGCTACAAGGCCATGCCCACACCATTTATACGGCACACGACCTTGAGACGTTTGGTATTACCCACTTCGTGGTCGTCCATGAAACGTCAGGCACGAGGAAGGGAAATGTTGCCCCGACGGTTCGGGAAGCCATCGACCTCGCCCGAACCAAGGCCGTGGCGGGAGGTGCGCCATGAAGTGGCCCATGTGGCTCTGCCGTCTCGGTGTGCATCACTGGCGCTGGCTGCCCGGCAACCAGATCCGCTGCACCGTGTGCGGCAAAGTGGAGCGGGATTTGCCATGAGCAACGGCAGCAAGACCCGCAACGCCGACGCCCGTCAGACCGCGAGCCGTGCGGCACAGATGGCGCGTGAGGCCCGTTGCCCGCACATTACCTGGCGGTACGCACCGGCCAGTATCTTGCCGGGCTGGCGTCCGCGGCGCACCTGTGCAGGGTGTGGAAAGGTGCAGTGGTTGACAGCTTCAGCAATAAGCGAGTAGATTAATTTAACGACCGAGTGGGTGACGCACATGCGTTTTGCAATCGTCCACTTGAACGTGTAGCCCGAAAGGGCAGAGGATTAGCCGGGCCGTGCCTCTTCCTAAGAAAACTCCGGCAGTCGGTGGGCTGTAACTCTAGACCGATAGTGACCCGCCCACGTGGCGGGTTTCTTTTGGGTAGGTGTTGACAGCTTCGTCAAAGAGAGTAGAGTGGGCAGCACATACCGAGAGGGCGAGGCAATGTCTGACAATCGTGACACCGATGGTTTATTTATGATCCTTCCCTGCGCGTTTTATGCTTTCGGTTCATTCGCCGTGGCGTTATGGGTCGCGTCTTACATATTTTGGCTCGGAGCACTATTTGAAGTGGCGTTCTTTTCGTTTTTCATTTGTTGGCTGACCCGCATCTTTGGCGGGTATTGGCCGTGGGAGAAGTCATGAATACTGGGTTGTCTTTCAATGGCGTTACGCTCACGCAGGAAACCATCCTGGCCACGCGTAAAGCGTTCGATGATAATGAGCACGCTTGTATCGCCGAGGCGGAGAGTGGCAAAGTCAAGGTGACAAACTTGGCGTCGTACCGCGATTGGTGCGAGGAGAATGCACGCATGTGGATGTCGGGCCTTAGCGACCAATGCTTCACGTTCCTGCAGCGCGCTTACTGGCTGCAGACGGGCCAGAGCGTACCGTTCCTGCCGGACTACCCGCGATGAACTCCCACACCCGTGCCATCCTCACCGCCGGCCTGGCCGATGTGCTTCACGTGGTCGAGGACGCGCCGTACCTGGCGTCCATTGTTCAGGCGGCCCAAAAGGAGCGCGAGGCTCAGTTACTGGCCGGACGGGCGTTGCTGGAGTGCGTGCGCATCACGGCTCGGCACTTTCCGGAGATGCAGGTACTGGTGGATCTGGGCGAACGGGTATTTGGGGAGGACGGGATGTGAAGGCGACCGAAGTAACCCAAGAAGGGTTCTACTGGAATACGGATCCTTGGGACGGATGGGTGGTAATCCAAGCCGTCCAAGAGTACCCGGGCCCCACGGGGCTTTTCTTCAGGATCCCCGGTAACGAAGTGGACCAGTTTGCGGGCTACATCCAGGGCGATGTGTATGGCCCACTGCCCCCACCAGAGCACGCCTGATGCCCACCGTTGACCGCCAGTACTTCGCTCATATGATGGGTACACACTATGTGATCGAAGGGCAGCAGTTCCCTTCTGTCAAGTCTATCCACTTGGCGTGTGTTGAAAGAGGCTTCATAGGGTCTGTCCAGGTGGTCCGTGACCGGCTGAAGGCCGGAGATTGCACATGGGCTGCCCTGAGCGCGCCGAAGGATACCCGCATGGACGCGGCCAACGCTGGCCGCGCAAAGCGCCAGCAGGAGTCCCGGGAAGAGATGGCCCGACTCTGCGCCGAGTTGGACGCACGAAAGACCAACCTGCGTCGGCCCTAGTTGCCGATCCAGTAGACCGTCACGCACACATGCCCCGGCGCGACCACAAAGAGGACGCCGGCCGGACTGAGCCAGTGCGTGCAGCCGCGGGAGCGCGTCTCGGGGTTGCCGGAGTGGTGGTTGAGCCGGGCCAG